CCGGTGAATTGTTATTTCAAAAAGTCAGATACGTAAATCAAGATGGAGTCAAGACTTTTCGACAGAGAAAACCAGTTGAGAATGGTGGATGGTCATACTCGCTTTCGGAAGTTCCTAAAATTCTCTACAACCTGCCAGCAGTTCTTGCTGCGAAAGAGTCTGGAACTCCAATATGGGTTGTCGAAGGCGAAAAGGATGTAGACACACTCACGGCTCTCGGCTATGTCGCCACGACAATGCCTGGTGGGGCTGGGCACTGGCTCGACATACACACCGAAGCTCTTGCTGGTGCTGTCGTTGACATCGTTGCAGACAACGACTCGCCCGGATTGGAGCATGCAGCGAAGTTGCTTAATGTTCTCACCATTGCTGGATGCGATGTTCAGGCCTGGATTTGCCCAGAAAAAAAAGATATTACCGACCACCTCAATTCTGGAGAAACATTTGAGACGCTCGTAGCATTTTCTCCAACGTCAGAACCGTCCTCTGAATACATTGATGGTATCGACAACGCCGAAAATATTGAGAATGGTCCAAAAGACAACAACGAACCGGTTGAAGAAAAAACAGAATCGATATATGACTCTGCTTTAACAAAGATTCAAGACCTTTTTGTAAGAGATGACCTCAGCTCTGGTCAAATTATTTCCAAGGTGTCGATGATTCTCTCGGCAACAACATCCAAACAAATAACCGACCCGGGCAGACTCGTTCAGTGGAATGATTTTATTTCAGAGCAGGTTGATGATTCCTACGACTGGGTTATCCCTGGTCTCCTAGAAAGAGGGGAGCGAGTAATCGTTGTTGCCGCGGAAGGTGTCGGAAAAACGATGCTTGCGAGACAGGTCGCGCTTTGCGCCGCCGCAGGAGTTCATCCATTCACCTACGGACAAATGAAACCAGTAACCACACTTACAGTTGACCTTGAAAACCCAGAAAGAATCATCAGAAGAGCGTCCTCTGCAATTGTCACACAGGCCATGCGAAGAGGCCATGTAGCGCGGATTTATGGTGAGGTTTTAACCAAGCCTTCTGGAATGGACTTGCTCAAACCAGAGGACAGACTGATTCTAGAAGAAGCGATTGAGCGTGTTAAGCCAGACATTCTAGTTATGGGTCCTCTGTATAAAGCATTTGTTGACCCAGGTGGAAGAACGTCTGAAGCAATCGCGGTTGAGGTGGCAAAATATCTTGACACGATTAGAACAGTTTACGGCTGTGCGCTTTGGCTTGAGCATCATGCTCCGCTCGGAACAACGGTCACAACACGCGAGCTTCGTCCATTTGGTTCTGCGGTTTGGTCGCGCTGGCCGGAATTTGGTATATCTTTGCAACCCGACCCAACAGCCAATGAGCCGTATGTTTACGACGTACGGCACTTTAGGGGCGCCAGAGACCAGCGTCAGTGGCCTCTAAAAATCAAACGGGGCAAGATATTCCCATTCGAAGTGATTGAGTTCATGAAAGTTGACTAATAACTCACTAAGATAGGGAAATGAGCGAAGACAAAAGCAATAAAATTGCAACGCGTGAATTCCTCGGAGAAAGGGACATGCGTATTTTCAAACTTCGCCAAGCGGGAACATCGACGTCAGAAATAGCGCGACGTTTTGGAATGACCACAAGCGCAGTATCCAAAGCAATATCTAGGCAGCTTGAAAAAATGAACAGAGAAACCCTCATGGCTTATCCTGAGGTTCTTCGCCTGGAGCTTGAGAGGCTCGACAGCCTACAACAGGCAATCTGGCCACTCACACAGCACCGCAGGCAGGTCATGGATGACGGTACAGAGGTTGCCGTTGAGCCAGACCTCAAAGCGATACAGCAAGTTCTTTCGATAATGGACAGAAGAACAAAACTTCTTGGTATGGACCAAACAAACATCAGCGTACAAATGGATGTTGGCAACAAAACCAGCGAAACCATAAAAGCCACGCTTGCTGGCTCTGACCAATTAAAACAAATAGGAAACACATTTGACCCAGAATCAGAAGCTAGACAGCTGCTTCAATTAATGGGCATTTCTGGCGTTCTTCCAGAGAGCGCTGTTCGCCAAATGCTCGGGGAAGCAGACATCGAGGATGCTGAGATAGTATCCATAGAGGAACCAACCGAGGAGCAGGACGAACATGAGTGACAGTAATCTTGAGGCTGCAATGAAGGCGGTTGCCGATTCTGACGACATGTCCGTTAGACCCATAGAAAAAGAAGACGACGGCCCAACCAATACTTCTGTACTTATAAGGACTACGGGCGAGGTTAGAGAAAGATGGAGACAGGCCGCCGAGGTTGATGGGAAGACAATGTCTGCGTGGATACGTGAAGTTCTGAACGCCAAGGCGAAGACGCTTCTTGAATGCGAACACCCTTCGGTTAGAAAATACCCGTGGTCTGTTACTTGTCTAAAATGCGGTCAAAGACTGCAATAAACACTTAACACCTCTCCGCGTTTTTATCACCTATTATTTTATTCGGAGAAACAAATGTCAAATAGAAACGATAAATCAAAAGCATACGGCCCAGAATGGGTTGAAGCTTCTGTTGGTGAATTTTTGGCAAGTTTTGACTCTGGTTTTATGGAAAAATCTGCGAACAGCTCCTATACCAAGCCGGACTTAAGGGAGCGAATTAAGTCTCGCATTTTGGCTGGCTCTGACGGAGGAAAACCAGGCCAATGGTCAGCTCGAAAGGCCCAGCTTCTTGCCGTGCAATACAGAAAAGCTGGAGGCGGCTATCGCGGAGGACTCAGCAAAACTCAAAGGTCGTTAAAGAAGTGGACCAAAGAAAAATGGACTACTAGTGATAGGAAACCGGCGAACAGAACTGGTGGGATGCGTAGGTACCTTCCTGCCGCAGCATGGGAAAAACTCACACCAGCCCAGAGGAAAGCAACAAACAGAAAAAAAATAATGGGCAGTAGAAGAGGAAATCAATTTGTTCCGAATACTGCAAGAGCGGCAAGGGCTGGAAGAAGTGCACGAAAGTCTAACTAGCCATGCCAAAATTTGATGAAGAAGATGACGAGCTGGTTGGCTTAATAAAACAATACGAAAAGTACGTCATCTCCAAGCAGGGCGAGGTAGAGGATTTTGATGAGTGGCTAGAATCCGTCTATGGCAATTCCAGGTCCAAGGTAATGAAGCCGTCAAAAAAGGGTAAGGGCTCAATGAAAAGTGGGAACATTGAATACCCCTGAGGAGCCCCCGCAAATTGTTCTTAGATTCAAAACAGGCGAACTAGTTCATGATGTCCAACCAGCCGAAGCCAACAAAATAGATGATGACTCGGCTGGTCAGAAATGTGTCTAATAGCCCTTTTTGATAAGGGACTTGAATTCTTGTTCAAAAATTTCATCGTATTCATCTTGGTGTCGATGCTGTAGGACGAGGTGTGTGCGTCTCCGCGCCTCTTGTCTGGTTGAGTTCATTTGCTTTCGCAGAACTCGTTCTTCTTCACTCAGTTTTCGTCGACCTCGACTGAGGCCGTTGTCTTTAAGTTTATTGTATTCAGACATTAGTAATAACTCCTTTATGTCCGTCTATTTGTAGGTCGACTTAGACATTAGTGACTAAAAATTATATTTGCAACCCACCGGTCAATATTTCTGCATATACTTGACACATGAACTCAATAGACGAAAACCTGAACCTACTCTCAAAGCGCCTAGTTGAAGAACCACAATCAACCATATCCGTGGAGAGCGTAATAGATATGTTGCTGGATGCACAAAATCAGCTTGAATCAATGGCAATACCATTCGATGGAGATGCCTTAACAAAAATGTTGAATAAGTCGAGAAAATAAAAAACCCCCGTTTCTGCGTCTCGGCGCAGATTTAACGAGGGTTTGTTTATTTAAAAAAGATGAATCAGAATGGTTCTGATTCGCCATCAGCGCCGACGCCAACTGGCTGACGACTAGCGGATGCTGGCTTTGAGCGACGTTGAGCCGGAGCAGATGAACCGCCCTGTGCTTGAGCGCCGTCCTGCTTGGTGCGTCGAGTAACTTCCTCAATGCTGCGAGTGTTAATTGCAATTTCATCCGCAATAACTTCTACAGTTGAGCGCTTGTTGCCCGTTTCTTTTTCTTCCCATGACCGCTGCTCTAGGCGTCCAGTCACGATTACGCCGATTCCTTTTTCCAGTGTCTTTGCAGCATTTTCTGCTGTGTAGCGCCATGCGACGATATTGAAAAAGGATACCTTTTCCTGCTTCTCGCCTGCCTGGTCGTACCAAACATAGTTTGCGGCTACTGAAAAAGACAGGCGTGCCTGTCCATTTGATGTGAAAGTGAGTTCCGGTTCCGCCGTAACGTTGCCGATAATCACCGTTGGTGCTGGGTTCATTTCTCTCCTTGGTTTACGTGTGCCGAAGTCGGACGACTGCGACAAGTGCAACTTTAGCACCGCTGGTGATAGGATGCAACCTATGACAACAACAAAAGAAGAAGCACGGCTAAACCTGGTTGAGCATATAGCAGGGGTCCTTTTGTATTTCTATGTAGATGACGACATGAGTGACGACGATGTCGAAGAAGCATCAAACAACTGTGGAGACATTGCCAGCATTGTTGTTCAGTCGCTAAATCTT